AATGACAAACATACCTATGTTCATTGTAAAGATGAAATAGATCTATTATCTCAGTTCTTAGAATATGTTGCTGAGGATCACCCGCATATCATTACAGGTTGGAACGTAGAGTTTTTCGATATCCCTTATCTATGTAATCGTATTACTAAAATGTTAGGCGATGATGCCTTGAAGAAATTTTCGCCTTGGAAAGTAGTTGAGGAAAAGAGTATCACCAGATTTCAGAAAGAGTCTATTGCATTCTCAATTCTAGGTATTGCTATTCTAGATTATCTTGATCTGTATAAGAAGTTTACTTATGGTAATCAAGAGTCATATAAATTGGATCACATTGCTAAGGTAGAGCTTGGTAAAGAAAAATTAAATTATGATGAGTTTGTTTCTTTTAATGAATTCTGGAAAGGTGATTGGCAGAAATTCGTTAGGTATAACGTAATTGACTGTGAACTGGTTGACGAGCTAGAAGAAAAGATGAAGCTCATTGAATTAATTCTTACAATGGCATATGATGCGAAATGTAACTATGTAGACATTTTCTCAGCAGTAAGAACTTGGGATTGTATTCTTTATAACCAACTTCTTAAGAAAAATATTATTGTTCATCAGAATGAGCACAAACAAGGAAGGTCTATTGCTGGCGCTTATGTGCAGACTCCTAGACCAGGCAAATATAAATGGGTTGTTTCTTTTGATGCGACTAGTTTGTATCCTTCAATTATTATGCAATATAATATGTCGCCAGAAACAATGGCAACAGAAAGTAAATATCGAGACATTAAAGTGTCAGAATTACTAGAAAGTTCTATTGACACATCTGATTTAGTTGACAATAAATTTTGTATGGCAGCAAATGGCGTATGTTATACTACAGACAAACAAGGCATATTCCCCGAAATTGTTCAGAAGTTATTTGACGATAGAAAACAGTATAAGAAATTGATGTTGGTTGCACAGGCCAAGTATGAAGAGTCAAAAGATAAAATTTGGCTCAAAGAAATTTCTAAGTATAATAATTTTCAGATGGCTCGTAAGATTCAGATGAATTCTTTATTCGGTGCGATGGCTAATGAGTTCTTTAGATTTTATGATGACCGAGTAGCAGAAGGCATTACTTTATCGGGTCAGTATATTATTCAAAAGGTTGGCGTAGCATTGAATGAATATTTGAATAAAATTTGTGGTACGAAAGACTTTGAATATTCGTTCTACTCCGATACTGATTCCTGTTATGTTACTTTAGATCCTCTTGTAGAAAAATACTACAAAGATAAAGAGCCAGAAAAAATTGTTGACATCTTAGATAAAATTTGTGAGACCAAAATTCAAGAAGTATTGAATAAGGTATGTAGTGAAATTTCAGAATACACTAATGCCTTTCAGAATAAAATTGTATTTAAACGAGAAGCGATTGCGGAAACAGGTGTGTGGGTAGCTAAGAAACGATATGCTTTGAATGTTTATAATAATGAAGGCATTACATATAAAGAACCTAAGCTAAAGGTTATGGGCTTGGAGATTGTTAGATCATCTACTCCTGAACCTATTCGAGAAGCTCTTCGCAAAGCTGTTAAATTAGTTCTTACTTCAGATGAAAATACATTGCAATCTTATATCATGGGTTTTGAAACAGACTTTAGAAAAATGAAGGCAGAAGATATTTCATTCCCTAGAGGTGTAAATGGAGTAGAAAAATATACTGACAGAAACAATATATATAAACAGGCTACTCCGATGCATGTCAGAGGAGCGTTGCTCTATAATTTCTATATCAACAAAAATGACTTGAGAAAGAAATATGAGCTGATTAAAGAAGGCGATAAGATCAAGTTTGTTTATCTAAAAGAACCAAACACTATCGGCGAAAATTGTATAGCATTCAATACTGTTATACCTCCTGAATTAGACCTATTAAAGTTTATTGATTATGAAAAAATGTTTGACAAATCTTTTCTAGAACCTATGAATACAATATTAACAGGTATCGGTTGGTCTGCTAAACCACAAGCAACATTAGAAGGATTATTCGGATGAAAAAAATATTAATTGCGTTTATATTATTCGCAGGGCTATCAGTACAAGCTTGGGAACAAAGAGCTCCCCTACCTGTACAGGAATGTAGAATACACGCACCATATGGATTTGCAGAAACAAAGAAAGAATTGCAACCTATTTGCAGACATGCTTTTCTTGTCGCATATGATCCTACTGCAAAAATTCCAGCATACGTAGCGTATACCTTGCAACCTGACAATGCCATTGGTTGCATTGCAAGAACAAATGCATTCGTTGCAGACAAGTCTATTAAGAATGGTCCAAAGCCAGATGACTATGCCGGCACAGGATATGATAAAGGCCACGTAGTACCAGATGGCGATTTATCATGGGATCAACAAATAGAATATGAATCATTCTTAATGACAAATATGGTTCCGCAAGCTGGCTCATTAAACAGAGGCATTTGGAAACTACTTGAAACTTCTGTTAGAGGTTGGGCATCGCAAACAAATAATTCATATAATGTTATCGGCGGCGGTATCTATACTGATAAGGATAAAAAAATTGGATCGGGGGTAATTGTTCCTACTGCATATTATAAAATTGTCATTAACAATAAGACAGGTGAATATGCTGGTTGGATGTTTCCTCACGTTGCGCCATATCCTAATTTAGGAAATGATTTAACGAAATATCGTTTACGTGTAGATGATATTAGAAAACAGGCAGGTATTAATTTTGTTACTCCTAAAAAGGGAACAGAATTAGCGCCTGGTTCAGAATGGAAAGTTGACTTTGGCAAATTGACCAAAGATAAAAGGGCAAAGTGCGGTAAGAATGACTAGACATTTATTGCATTATGCTATATAATATTGAAATATACTTAAGGAGTTGTTATGTCTTTACTTGACAAATTGAAAAAGAATTCTACCATAAAGGAAACAGAAGTTTTAAATAAATCAAAGTTCTTCAATAAGAAGGATATGATTCAGACTTCTGTTCCTATGATTAATGTTGCGCTATCTGGTAGTTTAGAAGGTGGGTTAACCCCAGGGTTAACTGTTTTTGCAGGTCCATCTAAACATTTTAAGACAGCGTTTTCTTTGTTACTTGCAAAAGCTTATATGGATAAATATGAAGATGCTGTTGTGTTATTTTATGATTCTGAGTTTGGCAGTCCTCAGTCTTACTTTGATAGTTTCGGGATCGATACCAATCGAGTACTTCATACACCCATAACAGATATTGAACAATTAAAGTTCGATATCATGTCTCAGATCAATCAAGTTGAACGAGGCGATCATATTATTATTGTTGTAGACTCGGTTGGCAATCTTGCATCTAAGAAAGAAGTCGATGATGCACTTGAAGGTAAATCTGTTGCAGATATGACTCGAGCTAAACAGATGAAGAGCTTATTCCGAATGGTTACACCTCATTTGAATATTAAAGATATTCCGATGGTTGTTGTTAACCATACCTATCAGGAAATTGGTTTGTTCCCTAAACAGATTGTTTCTGGTGGTACCGGCATTTACTATTCTGCAGACAACATCTTCATTATTGGTCGCCAACAAGAAAAAGAAGGAACAGATGTTATTGGATATAACTTTATTGTTAATGTCGAAAAATCTAGATTCGTTCGTGAAAAATCTAAGATCCCTGTTGAAGTGACATTTGAAGGTGGTATTAGTACATGGTCTGGTTTATTAGATGTAGCAATCGAAGGCAAGTTTATTGTTAAGCCATCTAATGGTTGGTACTCAAAAGTAGACCCAGCAACAGGTGAAGTTGAAGAAAAGAAATACCGTGTTAAAGACACATACACAAAAGACTTCTGGATGCCAATTTTATCATCTAAAGCATTCCGCGATTATATCGAAGGTAGATATAAGGTAGCAGCAATTGATATGGTGGGCACAGAGATGTCTGGAGAATCATTAGACGAGGAGTATGAACATGCCAGTCAAGTATGAACCTTGGGTAATTAGAAACGAAAATCAAGAAGTCTGGGGTATTAAAGTCACAGACGGTAAGTATAACGGTACATCTTTTTCTATCAATGAGATAGATCAAGAAGATGGTGACAAAGATTTGCAATTAGATTATACTGTAGTCAGTGCCCCTGAAGGCATATCAATTGAAGATGTGAGTGGTCCAGAGTTTGAAGTTGTTCTTAACGAGATCATGACAGATATTATTACAAAGGCAGTGGATGAATACGAAAATCGAAAAAGTAATTCTCCAGAATCTGGCGAATGACGATGAGTTTATGAGAAAAGTAATTCCGTTTTTGAAGCGGGATTACTTTATAGAAAATAATGAGAAAATAATTTATGATAAGATCAAAGGCTTTATAGATGATTACAATGCAATACCTAGCAAGGATGCGTTGGTCATTGCTGTTCAAAATGATAAGTCTTTAAATGAAGATCAATATAAAGAGGTCGTAGAATACATTCACGATCTTGATCCTACAGAACATAATAAAGAATGGCTCTATAAAGAGACAGAGAAGTTCTGTAAAGATAAAGCCATCTACAATGCTATTCTATCGTCAATCGCAATCATTGATGGTAGAGACAGCAGCAAATCTGAAGATGGCATCCCACAACTTTTACAAGATGCACTTGGCGTTTGTTTTGACAACAATGTAGGACATGACTATCTAAATAGTGCAGACACTCGGTATGAATTTTACCACAGAGTAGAATCTCGCATTCCTTTCGATTTAGATTACTTTAATAAAATTACTAATGGTGGTATGCCGAATAAGACATTGAATGTTTGTTTGGCAGGAACTGGCGTAGGTAAATCTTTATTCATGTGTCACGTTGCAGCATCAGTATTGGCACAGGGTAAAAATGTTTTGTATATTACTTTGGAGATGGCTGAAGAACGTATTGCGGAACGTATTGATGCAAACTTAATGAACATCACTATGGATCAACTAAAAGAATTGCCAAAAGCATTGTTCG